GCCGAGGATGAGATGAAGCGTGAGGACTGGAAGGATTCGGGGATGTGGTATGTGCAAAAAGGTTCAATGCTTGAAAACCCCTTCTTAAACCGTGAGACCGTTGAGGCTATTCAGAAAATCTCAGACCCTGAAATGAGAAGACAGATAATCTCAGGAGAGTATGTGGACTCAGGCACGAAGTACTTTGGGTTTGATAGGATACAAAATGCAGTCGATTCCACACTGGGGGTCCTTGAAACTTCAAAGCCTCTACCAGGCAGGAGATACGTCGTCTCTTGTGACTTTGCAGGTGGGGAGTCATCAACTGCCGACTTCACCGTTATTATGGTTATAGACTGTACTGACGAGCCGTACAGGGTAGTTCGCCTAGAAAGATTCAAAGGAGGACAGGTCCCCATCCCCATGCAGTACAAGTTAGTCGAGGATATCTTCTTACAGTTTAAAAATGACTCTCTGGAGTGCCGATTGGTAATTGACTCCTCCGCCTTAGGAGGGATGAACGCCAAGGCCTTTTTAAAGCACCTCTCCCCCATTACCTATTCTATAACGCCAAATCTAAAAGCTGAGATGTTGGCGGCTTTGAAAATCGCCCTTGATGGAGGACAGTCTGATAAGTTTAAAAGGAATCTTGAGGTTCAACCTGATGGGACTGAGGTCGAAAGGACTAAACCTTGGGGGCTTATCCGAATCCCCAACTTCCCCCCTCTAATCTCAGAACTGCAAAACTACAAGGTTAATGACGCAAAAATAAGAACAGACTGTGTGATGACACTGGCGCAAGCCATTCACTATATAGAGATGAAAAGACCTAAAAAGATTAAAAACAAAATGGTGAACTTTGATGTCCTAACTATTTAAAGCACATATTAAACCATTTATTAAAACGCTTATTAAACCACTTAATCACAAATTATCTAATACGGAAAAGGAAATAGTGCGGGTATATATATATCATGGCCAATACATCTGACGAGAAACTTGACTTAAAAGACTCTAAACTTCTTTTAGACGGAAACCCCAAAGACCACGCGGAGTGGGCTGACAAGATTAAAAGTCGTGCGGACTATCTTGCTGGGGACCGTGATGAGAGAAAACAGGTCTACCAAATAAGACGAGACTTTTACGTTGGGAATCACGGGAAGTACACGAATATAGTTGGACTCATCCAAAAGGAGAAAAAAGGCCACGCAAATGCTGTTATCAACTACGCAGGAAAGACAGCTGCCAAAATTGCTTACTCACTCACAAATAACCCTCCAAACGTAACCTACCCCGTTGACCCAAACTACAAACCAACCAACCCAAATTATGACCAGGAAGAGGTAAGAACTCAGGGAGTCGAGGACTTTACAGATGAAGTCTTTAGAAGAAATAAGTTCTGGAAAAGAGGATATAGACGTGGAGTGTTTAATCAGGTTGTTTTAGGAGACTTTGCAATTAAGGTTTATCCATTAAATGTAGGAACCCCCGAAGAACCAGCATGGGAGTTTAAGATTGTTGCTCAGGAAAAGATGGAGAACATCTTAGTTGGATGGCGAGGAGATGACGCAAAAGACTACGATTATGTGATTTGTGAGGAAGAGAAGACCGTTCAATCTGTCTATGAGGACTGGGGTATTCGTGTTCCAGTTGGCATGTCAACCAAACCCGATGGGTGGGATAAGACAGGAATCCAGAAATCAAACCACAATCAAAATCAGTGGGGAACAAGAAACACAGGCTTAGGAGGACGAGCAATCCTTCCATCTGGAAAAAATGCTATCCCAACCGTCAAGGTTCGAGAGTATGACGACGAGAATCACTACATCATTATGATTGAGGATGAGGTGGTGCAGTTTGTAGTCAAAGACGACGTGACCTATCCTAAGATGAAGTTCTACATCCTAGGAGAGAACATCCCCTGCCCTGGCTCTCCGTGGTCGGTGTCTGATATTGACTATCTGGTTGATGCTAATATAGAGCTTAATGAGGCCTCAAATGAAGAGAGAGATTATATTCGAGTTGGCGCAAACACAAAGTATGTTGCTTATAACATGACTGATTTTGACCCAGAATCTATCAAGACTGGTTCAGGGGGAGTTATCTTTATTGACTCAGTTGATAACAGCGCACGATTTGAACCGCTTGCCTCAAACGTCAACACCTACCCAGCAGACCAGTTCCTCGCACGACAGAAGAAACACCTACATGATTTAGGAGTACCAGAGGTTTCATTTGGTAGCGCTACTGGAAACTCAGGACGCTCTAAAGCCATTGATTATCAGTCGATGGTTGACCTTACTATCTTTAAGCGTGACTCATGGGAACTTGTACTTACCGAGTTATCAGAGAAGATTCAGGCGCTTGGATTCTTCTATTTCAAGCACGACTTCTTCACCGATGCACAAACGGGGGAATTTAAGTTTAGGTATCCAGAATTTGACTGGTCCGACATAGTTCCTATCACCGAGTCAGACAAGATTGTGAACATTCTTAATAAGGTGCAGATGGGACTCCCCTTCTCTCTTGCATTTAAGGAGTTGGGTTATCGTGACGTTGATGCAGTTATCAATATGATTAAGAAAGAAGCCAAAGACCCAATCCTCATGGAGTACAGAGCCAAGATGTACCAGCTTACTCCAGGAATTCAAAGTGCCAGCCAACAACAGCTTGCAGCACAAGCAGAGCAAACTCCAACGCCAGATAACATGGGAGGTGGCATGGACGCAAATATGGGTGCAAATATGGGGGCTGACGTGAACGCACAAGCAGCTGGTCCAACACTCACATCATCACAAAGCGACACGAAGTTACCAGTTTCCACCGCTGGAGGTACTACGTCCTATTCGTCAGGTGCTGGACTAATCAAACGAATGGGACAAAATCTCCAAGCTCAAGGTAGATAATGGCAACCTCAGCTCGTTACGCATCGCTCCAGTCAGCGCGCTCTTCCTATTCAGGGTATGGTAGATTTGGTGGCTCAACAAGAGTTCTCACAGGTTCACTCTCCGCGTCGGCTAACACGATAGCTAAAACAACTCTTTCAAATGAACTTGAGTCAAAAACTCAACAGTATAACGATGGGGTCATCTCAAATGAAGATATGCGCTCATTCCTACAAAAGATGTCTGGGAACACTCTTTTATCTGCGTCTGAAAAAGTCCAGGTAGATAACAAGATTCGAGACTTTGATGCAAAGATTATAGAAACCAGATACGAAGCTGTGTATAAAAACGCTCCTGACAACTCAATGGCTAAGATTCAAGCAGCACAAACGCTCGCCAACTACTACAAAGAAAAAGCGGGTAAGTTAAGCCCCGATACCCCTGCTGCCTCTGATGCGCTTGATAGAGCTGGTCAATGGGGACAGGTGGTCGTCTCTGAGACACAACAGGTCAACAAACAAAACCGCGCATTAAAACGAGCGCAGCTATTTCAAGAAGTGTATAAGCAGGTTCCAAACTCAGCAGAGGAAGCGTCTCAAAAGTATCAGGCGTTCACAGAACTTGCCAATCAGGCGGCAGCAGATGGGGATACTGTTGCAGCGGCACAGTTTAGCGCACAAGCACAACAAGCATATTCAGATGCTCAAACCACATCAGTAAGAGAAACATCAACCTCAAACAGAAAAGCCCTTAATGACTTCATCAATACAACGATGAACGACTACAAAGACGGAAAGATTACAGGAGACCAGGCGCTTGCTAACCTTAATGCAGCGGATGAACAGGCTTCAAATCTTGGAGAAACGTCGGTATCAGTTCGACTTAATACTTTAGCTTCCGGAATCTACACAGACATTCAAAAAGGACGCACCTACACAACAGACGGAGCGTTTGGAGTTAAGTCAGGTTCAGGTGGTTCAGGAACGCCAGAACTATTATTTGACCCCTCAACCGGTGAGTTAAGTATTGGCGCTCCGGTCAGCTCAACTGGAACTACATCAGTTGGCTCAAAAACAAAGGGCGCTACAGGTTCTAAAAACGGAGCTGTCCCTATAAATCATCAAGACGAGTCTGGTCCACGCTCGCTTTACAGACTTGAATACGAATACGACCAGAAAGTGAAAGTTTTACATGACTTGTTTATAAGCGGGCAACTATCGGCGAAGGATTGGACTACAAAATTAGGAGCTTTATCTGCAAGTCGCGCACAAGAGTTGGGGACTATAACAAACCAACTTGGACAAGTAGACCCCGAAACCGAGTTACCAACCTCTTACAAAACAAACGGCAAGGGAACGGATAAGAAAAAGGTTGGTGAGATTATTAAAGATTTGGGAACTCAACTTGAGGATGCGTCGTATTCCTCACAGAAATTACTATCAGGCCAAATAATTCCATTTGTGCAACTTAGCGGCGCAAATGATATTACAAAAGGAAAACCATCCATCGTTCTTCGTGATGTGAAGAGTCTTGGTAAAAAAGGAGAAAACTACATCTTTGATAACCGAGGAGTTGCCTACGCTCTCCAGAAGACAGCAGACACTCCAATCAGTGAAGCAGATTATCTGAAAGCAGAAGCGGCGTATAATGACAATCCGCAACAAGACCCACTCGGATTTTTGAAGTACACAGTCTCCTACGACGGAAATGGAAATGCGACGTATAAAAAACAAGGTGGTCAGAAATACGCAGACATATACGACAATGCAGGAAACTCGATTAGATACAACTACGATGAGGCTAGTAAGCAGTTTTTACCAGAGAATCCTAACACCCCATCCTTGAAGGCCTATGTAAACTATGCAAAGTCTCAGAAAAATACAGTTAGACCGTTTAGCTCACCAGCAGAAATTGACAAGTTTATCAAACAGCAGGAGTTACAAGCTCAAAAAGCAAATCAGCCAATAGCCCCATTTACACCAAAAGTTCCAAACGCGGTTCCTCTTGAGTCTAAGACTCCATTGAATCTCCCACCTGTTGCGGCCAAAAACCCAACTCAAGCTATAGAGCAAATGCCAGGATTGAAAGTTGTTGAGCCTGTTAAGCCAAACGTTATACCAGAAGGGTACAAGCCAGCAACAGTTCCAGGAGTTTCTGCTCCACAGTCAAATGTAGCACAGCAGATTCAGCAAGGAGTAAGCTCAGGAGGGTTGAAGGTAAACTATCAATCTCCACAGCAGCCAACAGCATCAAAGCCAGTCACCATAAGCACATCGCAAATAAAGCAAAATGTTGCCTCTGGTGGACTCTCACAGCCCAAACCAGTCGTAGTCCAAAAGCAGCCAACCATCGTAGACCAAATCAAAAAGGTTGCATCAGGGATTGGAACAAAAATTATGAGTTGGTTTAAATAATAATGTCGCTATCACTTGAGCAATTAGGAATCAAAAACACTGGGGCCGGATATCAAAATATAGGCTCAGTTCAACCTAAAGTACAGTCTGTTCCAAAAGTAACAGCCAAAGCAGCTTCTCTTCCAACCCCTGTTCAAAAGGGAATCGCAACAGCTCAGAATATAGGTGGATTTTTAGGTGAGGTTAATAAGGCTTACGACCAAACACCAGTTATCGGAGGATTGAAAAAGCAAGCCACGGCAGGATTTTCAGGAGTTATGAAGCCCGTTGGGGATGCTTTAGGATTTCTTTCGCATGCAGTTGGTGGATTTGCACAAGGGACAAGAGCTGAAGCCGAGAAGCAAGCGCCCGCTGTAAAAGCAAATAAACTAAATGCGATTCCAGCTATCGGTAAGTCGATTATTTCTGGAATAACGAATATCCCAAATGGAATAAGAAATAACGTATCCCCGTCAGATACAGTCTCACGCTCACTTACTAAAGACTTTGGCGTTAAAAATCCTGCGGTCTTAGCTGGTGCGGGACTGGCAACCGACATCGCAACCGACCCTTTAAATTATGTAAACCCAGTTAGTGCCATTTCTAAGCTAGGCAAATTCGCTAAGCTCCCAGAACTTGCAACAAAAATATACAACGAAAGTACAAAAGCCAAGACGGTAGTGGATGCGGGGAAAAAAGTGCTGTCTCTAGCAGACAAAACATTGGTTACGCCATTCTCCTACGGCCGTGGAGTTCCAAAGCCTTTCTTAAACGCATACGAGAACGTAACGGGACGAGGAGTTCAAAAGTCGGTTGATATAGCTCACGACGTAGCACGTCCACTTACCGAAGCAGTTAATGGTCAGAAATTCACACCACAGGAGCAAAAGATTATAGGAGATGTATTTAGTGTTTTAAGCGGTCAGACTAATAGAGCTCTTACTGAGAACGAGCTTAAATTAGTTTCTCAGTACAAACCGTTGTTTGACGCAACAGCTGGGAAGTTTGAAAAACTCGCACAGCAGCAGATTAAAGCAGGCGTAGACCCTAAAATCTTTGACAAATATCTTGGAAAATATACCGGAAAAAGAATCTATGAAAGCAAGCTGAGTACTCCCCCATCACTTTCCACCTTTGTTCAGCCTAAAAATATGAGGCTAAATCTCTCTCAATATCAGAAGAGAACCGACATCCCACAAGAGATTAGAACAGCTATGGGCGAGGTCAAACAACCGGCGTTTGGAGCAGCAACGGCAGCATATAACGAGGCTCAAAATATAGAGAAGTTAAAGTTTTATAAAACCGTAGCTAAAAAATATGCAGGTAAAGCAGGGGACGGGATGGTTCAGATGCCAAATGACCAGAAGTTAGGGGTCTTAAAGGGAGCTTATCTCCCAAGCAACATAGCGGATTATGTTAATTCGGTTAGTTCTCCAGTCAAAGGAGACCCACTTATTAAATTCTTTAAAGAAGGTAAGACGATTTTGTCTCCAAAACAAATTGCACGAAATACAGTAGCCTCTCAAGTTCAAGCATATATGAACCCGTCAGGACGCTCTGATTCGATACGAAGACTACCAGATGCGATAAAAGAACTGAAAACACAAGGACCATACTACAAAGAGGCAAGAGACGCTGGTTTAATTGATAAGACATTTGCTAATACAGAGCTTAAACAATACCTACCAGAAGGAGTTGGTAAAGTAACAAGTAAAGTGCTAGGTAGTGAAAAAATAGGAAAAGTAAAAGACGCTATTGGGACAGGCTATGATTGGTTGAAAAAACCAGGCTCTTTCCTCCAGAACGCAAATGAAAACACGGCAAAGCTACAGGTATACATCAATGAACGAAAAGCTGGTAAAAGCGTGGCAGATGCTGTTAAAGCAGCTGAAGAGACGGGATTCAATTACGAAAAGGTTACTCCATTTATTAACGAGCTAAGGAAAGGAGTTCCAATAAGAGAATCACGAGCCTTCAAGAATACCCCCCTTGCTAAGATTCCAGTCATAAATAGCATTCCGTTCTCAATTCCCTTTGCTACTTACGGAATCAAAGCCGCCGAATTGACTGGGAAAACTTTAGTCAAACAACCTCAAAGATTAGCAAATGTAATAAAAACTGAACAGGCAATAAATAATTTGTCCAAAGATAAACCAGTTGATGAGAGAAACATGCCAGACTATCAAAAGGATGCCGTTAAAACTCCCTTTACGGATAAGCGCGGAAACAGTTATTATGCAAACACAAAATATATTTATCCTTGGGGTAGTCTTCCCGATGCGGGGTCACTCGGTCTTCCTTTAGGGCAGTCTCCAGACCCATATACCGGTGAAGGAATCTCACAGTTTACCAACAAAGACATCTTTACAGGAAAGCAGATTCAAACTAAGCCTGGATTATGGGGCGTAGGTGAGCGAGTAAGACATGGGGCCGAGACTGTTCTTGCAACCCCCGTAAGGTCTGCACTTAAAATTGCCGACGCTGCTACTAAGAAACCGAGATACTCAACATCGCCCACTGTTGGAGAGGCAATAGCTCAAGAGGCAGGACTCCCCATCTTCAAATATGACCCTAAACTTGGAGCTAAGTTCTCCTCCTATGACAAAGCTACAAAGATACGAGAGATTAAAAGCGCTATGTTGAAAGATTTGAAAGACTATGTTGGAAATCCTCAAGAACAGGCAAAGATTCGCAAGTACTATCTCCAGGAAATGCGCAAAGCAGTCGCAAACTAACTACATCGATTTATCTAATTTGAACTCCACAACCCTCCTAATATCCTATTAGCAGTCTTCATCGATGTCTGCGTCTCGACATCGTTAATCAAAAGTGACGTTAAAGAAGACGACCTTTGAAAGGAGGTGAACGTATATGGACGACGTAACAGCCCAAAATACCGTAGAAACACCGGTAGAGACAACTACCACCCCTGTCGGTACAGAGGAAAACAAACAGATAGATGCTGTAAATGCGCCAGAAGGCACAGATACAACGACTGTTAATCCTGAGCTAGAGAACATTAAAAAAGCTCTAAAACAGGAACGGGAGCGCGTTAAAACGCTTCTAAGGGAACAAGCTGACTATAAGGGAAGAAAGGTTTTGGAGAACCTTCCTGGTGACAACTTGGAAGAGGTCATGGGACACCCGATGGTTCAGGAACTGCAACTTAAAGTCGCAGAGTTTGAACTAAAGGAAGGAGTGAAAGATATCCTTGAAAACTATCCCGACCTACCAAAGGCTTTGTCGAGTGCGATTCTGAAAAATCCCAGAGGCTATGTTAATCCCGCAACGACAGATGTGCAAAATGCACTTCTTGACATTCAGGATTACTTAGAGGGGATTTACCCAGACTTTCAAGCGACCACGAGAGTACAGCCAAAAACAGTTCCAGTAGCGGGTACTAACAAAGTTGTTGGTGCGAGCGGATTGAATGCGGATATTCAAGAAATCTTGACTATTCCACCTGAAGAATGGACACCCGAACAGGAGGCAGCAATCCAAGCGTACAAACGAACAAATAGATGAAAGGAGGTGAAAAAATAATATGGCAGTAATAAGTATAGGTACATTGACAGACATCGAGAAATCAGATTACGTTAAAGAAGGTCTTAAATTTGCAGAGTACAACCTCATCTACCGACAATTCGGACAGAAAGAGGATGTCAAGGAGCGAGCAGGAAAAACCCGACAGTGGTTTAGATTCTCAGTTCCCGCTGTAACATCTGGGGCTGACTTTAGTGGAGCTGCAACTTACGTCTCAAACACAACCGGAGCAACCCCAACATTTACTCCAGCAACACCAACCACAACAACCGTCACGGCAACAGCCGATTACCTTTTTGGTAAGGGTCACGAGTGGAACGATGGCGTAGCATATTCGTCTTTCGCGGATATCAAAATGGAATTACGAAGAGTAAATGCGGAACACGCTGGTCGTGCTATTGATACAGAGGTTCGAGATGCTGTTATCGCAGGTACGAATGTCGGTTATGCTAACGCAAAAGCATCACGAGGTCTTTTGACTTCCGCTGATACTATCGACATGAACGACATCTTTGATGCGGTTACTAACTTGAGAAATAACTCAGCACGTCCTATCAAGGGATTGTTCCGAGCATTACATTCTCATAACGTAACAGCTCAGTTGATGAAGGATACAGCTTTTCAATCGGCAATTCAGTTCCAAAAAGATTATCTCTTTAAGGGAACAATCGCTGAATTATACGGTGTAGGATTTACGGCAACCGAGAATGCTCCAACACAGAGCAATTCAGGTTCAAACAACGCAGTCTCTACCGTTGAAAAGACGCTTATTGTAGGAGATGGTGCATTCGGTGTAACTCACTGGATGTTAAACGACTACGACCTTATCTACACAGCCCCTGGTGGTTGGGGAGATGAGTGGAAGCAAAGACATGCACTTACTTGGAAGTATTCAGGTAAAGCAGTCATCCTAAATCAATCATGGATGTATCGTCTTGAGAGCGCTAGATAATCTCTAGTAGCTTAAAGTAAAGCACTTTGGAGTTCCTTGACACTCTTTTACTCAGTCAAGGGGTACTTGGGGGGTTACCTTACAACCCCCCATTTACTTTATGTAAGGTATGAAGTCACAAAAGCCAGTCAAACAATTAAAAGAAATAGTGCTCCCCTTCCTTCTTAAACCAACAACGTATATCTCTGGTGGAATCAATGGAAACATGTTCTATTACTCCTCTGGTTTTCAATACGAACTAACGCCCGAAATTTACGAAACATTATGGAACGGAGGATACGCCCATGAGCTTGAAAAATCAGCAGAATAACATAGAGATAGTTTATGGAGGATACTTCTCGCCCTTTAGTGGGTACGGGATTGCGAACATAAACTGGGTTAAACACCTCATAAGACTGAGCGTGGTTGCGTTAGTGCAATCAAAGTTTGAACCCAAGCCAGGAAGCCCAGAGTGGGAGATATTAAGCGAAGAGGAGAGGAAGATGTTTGGCCAACCTTATCAGGAGAGAAGGATTGGAATTATAGAGTCTAATCCATTCGACTTTGACAACCTTAAAACTGAGGTAAAAATTGCAAATACGATGTGTGAAAGCGACCATCTCGCGCCAGTATGGGCCGATAAGCTAAACGCGATGGACTACATAATCGTTCCTAACGAGTTTTGCAAGAAAGTATTTATCGCATCAGGGGTAACAAGAACAATAATTGTTATCCCTCATGGGGTAGATACCGAGCTTTTCAGCTACTACGAACGCCCAGAAAGAGACACCTTTACATTTGGCATACTAGGATATCTTGACCAAACAAACAGAAAAGGTGCGATTGAGCTTATTAGAGCCTTCTCATCAGAGTTTGAGGAGGAAGATGTTAGGTTGGTGTGTAAATCGTCCGACCCACTTTTTAGCTACTACAATCGCTTTGTAGACAAAAGAATATCCGTAGTGACCAAAAACTCTAGCTTTCAGGAGGTTAATGAGTTTTATCGTTCTCTTGATTGTTTCGTCTTTCCTTCCAAAGCCGAGGGCGTGGGATATCCACCTCGTGAGGCTATGGCTACAGGTTTACCAACGATTGTAACAAACTGGTCTGGTCTTGAAGATATTGCCTTACCTAGTATCTCCTATCCCCTTAATCCAACAAAATTTGAGAAGCGTCCTGTTTTTATTGAGCAGGATGGGAACTGGGCTTTACCAGACATTCAAGAACTTATGTATCAAATGAGATATATTTACGAACATCAAAAAGAAGCTAGAGAAAAGGGTAAAGTAGCCGCGCAGTATATAAAAGATAACTTCTCTTGGGAGAAGTGTGCTGGTCAGTTAAAAGATTTCTTGATGACTTTATGAGTAAAGTAGACCTTTACCACGGGGATGAAAGGCCGTGGATGGAACAGAACAAAGAAACGAGGAAGTTTACCAGAGATATTCAAAGAATTACTGGCTCTAAAAACTTCTATTTCATGTTAAATAGACTTGAAAGAAGGTACGAGTTTTGGGAACATCGTGGCCCACTAACAACGCTTGTTTTCCCACTCTCAATCAATAACCAGAACTTTCAATATATAGGAAGTTGGAATCTCATAAACTGCGTCAACTTCATTATCCGCGCAAGACAGGCCTCCAGAGAAAAAGAATATCTCCAGCGTAAGGAGTACACAAAGCATACTAACCCAAGCGAGTATGTAGACTACAGACCAAAGGTGGATGAGAGTCAGTGGACCGATACATCTCCGCGAGTTGAGGGAGTACAAAGAGTCAAAGTCCCCATCAATCCAACGAATTAAAGTCAATATCTAATATCTCCTACTCCTTGCTTTCATTCTAATTAAGTTATGAGAATGCGAAACGACCCTATCCCATTTGCTAAGGCAGTGTTTGGACAGGAAGAAATAGATGCGGTAACCCAAAGTTTAGAACAAGGTTGGCTTGGTTCAGGAAAACTAACCGACCGTTTTGAAAAGCGCTTTGCTGGGTATATCGGGATGGACTATGGGTGCTTAGTCAACTCAGGGTCATCGGCGAACCTCCTTGCTGTTCGTGGATTAAACTTACCAGAAGGCTCTAAAGTACTCACCTGTATTGCAGGGTTCCCCTCCACCTTAAATCCTATCTGGCACTCACACCTTCAAACTGTTGGCGTAGATATGGACCTTGAAACTCTCAACATCGACCTTAACCTTGTAGAACAGGCTATTGAAAAAGAGAAGCCAAAGGCTATTATTTTTGCACACACCCTTGGAAATCCAGTCGATATGATGAGGATGTTGGACCTTTGCAACAAAAAGAACATAAAGATTATTGAGGATAATTGCGACGCGATAGGGAGTGAGTTTGCCGACCAAAAGACAGGTTCATTTGGAGACTTCTCGACAGTTTCATTCTACGCCTCACACCACATGACTCTAGCTGGTGCTGGTGGAATGGTTATGACCAACTCAAAAGAAGACGCAATAAGGCTCAAATCTCTCAAAGAATGGGGTAAAGAACAGACAACAACCGGATTTGAAGGAGACCACGGAACAGAGTTTGACTCTTCATCAAACGGAGTCCCCTACGACCATAGATATTCTTATTCAGAAATGGGATACAACTTCAAAGTTCCAGAATTGATGGCTGCATTTGGCTTAGAGCAAATGAAAAGACTAGAGGTTTTTCACACCAGACGCAGAGTCAACTTTACCTATCTCAAGCATAAACTAGCTCATCTGGGAGACTACTTCCACTTTGTAAAAGCTCACAAAGATGCGGTCCCGTCATGGTTTAATTTCCCCCTTACTCTAAAAGATGGAGTCAAGTTCACCAGACAAGAGATTGTAGAGTTTCTCGAACAGTATAAGATTCGTACCAGATTGTTTTTTGCAGGAAACATCCTTCGTCATAGCGGGTTTTCTAAGATGAACGTCATACAAGTTGGTGATTCTAAGGTAGCCGACAAGGTTCATAAAGATTCTTTTCTTCTAGGAATTCACCCGTCACAAACAAACGAGATGCTCGACTATACGGTTGAGGCTATCGAGGAGTTTGTGAAACTACACGGATGAGCTACAAGGTGTTGTTGCACGGAAGACATTTTCCCGTGGCGATGTTTTTGTTTTTCAAATGGGCGCTTGAGTCTTTAGGCCACGAAGTTTACTCAGTTGGACCATACTCTTACGGGCGTATCCCTTGGGGAGACTTTTATTTTCCCAACCACAGATTCCCCCCAAACAAATCAACCGTTGATGCAAATGTATACATAGAGGACTTATTAAGCTCAATTCCCTTTAAACCAGACTTTATTCTCCAGGCAGCAGATACAATCTGGCTTGAAGGACCCACGAAGATACCAAACTTCATTTTGGCCACAGACCCACACGTTATCGACTACACTCCAAGACTTATAAACGCTACTGCGTATTTTTATATGCAAAACTACTGCAAACCTGAAAAAGCAACATGGATTCCCTATGCCTATGACAAATATATCCATAAATGGAAAAACAACAAATATCAAGAATACGACGTGGTTATGTGTGGATTACAGTACGAACATCGTCTTGAGGCAGTAAAGGCCCTTAAATCAAGGAATGTGAAGGTATTTAATGCCTTGGGACACATCTACGAGGATTATGTAGACATTTACAACAAAGGAAAGATTGCGCTTGTCTATTCTTCTAAACAAGATTTGCCCGCAAGATTCTGGGAGGGACTAGCGATGAGACGCTTAGTAATTGTCAATCGAGTCCCAGACCTCCAAATGCTTGATGCAGTCGAGGGAAGGGATTACGTTGCTTATGACACTATTGAAGAATTAGTTGAAAAGGTAAAGTACTATCTGGCAAACGATACTGAACGAGAACAGATTGCTTATTCGGGATGGAAATGGGTACAACCACACACCTATGAGAAAAGAGTAAATGAAATGTTAGACGTTATTGGAGGATATTTATAAACACCCCCACAATACTATGAAGCCAAAAGTCAGCCTTATTGTCCCATGTTGGAATCACGCCCAGGATGTTACCGTTCCTTTTGTGCAGAAGATTCTTGAAACAGTTGGGGTTTCATTTGAGCTTATTCTGGTAGATAACGGCTCTACAGATTCAACAGCAAGTGTGATAAAGGAGTTCCAAAAGGAGCATAAGAATGTAAGGTTAGTTCAATCTAAAACAAATTTAGGGTTTGGTGGGGGTAACAACCTTGGGTACAAACGAGCGCAAGGAGAATATATCTGTTTTATCTCAAATGATGTGATGGTGGAGCCAGAGTGGCTCAAAATACTTCTTGAAAGGTGTGAAGAGAATGAGGCTCTTTATGGACAGATGCTTATAGATTTTAATGAACTTACGTCTTTTCATGGCACTCCAACACCATATATTACTGGATATCTCATGTTTGGTACAAAAAGAATGTTTGACGAGGTGAGTGAGTTTGGAGATGTCTTTGACCCTTTGTTTGGAACGGCTTACTTTGAGGATGTTGACCTATCTGTCAGGTGTGCTTCACGAGGATACCAACTTATCAGTATAGACTCTCTCCCCGTTACCCATCTAGGTTCAAAGTCCTCAGACCAAATCTCCATATCAAACCAAACTAAATTTGCACAGAAACATTTTCAAAACAAAATGATGATGAGCTATTTAGAGCATCACGACAAGAAAAGAGTTGTTATCTTCTCCAGAAGTAGCTATGGGTTTATTGATGAAGACTATGAAGGAAAAGGAGTAGGTGGAGCTGAGGGGTCTCTTATTCTTTATGCGCGCGAGCTTGCCAAACGCGGGTACATTGTTGAGGTGTATAACAATACGAAAAAAACAGGAAAGTTTAATGGAGTGTATTATAGGCATATCTCTCAGTTTGGATGGTGGGTTTACTGTGATATCTTCATTCTATTCCGCGCCCCAGAGCGTATCCTCCCCTATGTGAATGCGATGTATAAAATCTTCTGGTCATGTGACCAATACACAACAGGTAATTGGAAAAGCGAAATCTTCCCATATGTTGATAAAGTAGTGGCTATCTCTCCCTATCATGCGAAGTATTTAGAGTTTCGCTACGGCAAGATACCAAATCTAACAGTTATAGAGCTTGGTGTGAATAAGCAAGACTATAAAGACCCCATCCAAAAAGAGTCAGGTAAAATTATCTTTTGTTCGGTCCCTCGTCGTGGCCTTATTCACCTTACTAGATACTTTGCAGAAATTAAAAAACAAGTTCCCAATGCAAAACTCTACATAACATCTGACTATACTCTATGGGGTTTAGACCATCCTGACAATGCGGAGTTTGTTGAGGCCTTCAAAGAACGTGATGGAGTATATTTTTTAGGGAAAGTACCTCGTAAAGACCTGATATATCACCAAATGACCGCAGAGGTTATGGCTTATTCTTGTGAGTATGAGGAGTGTTTCTGTATTGCGTCAATGGAGTGTATTGCAGCGGGGGCTATTCCAGTTACCACCAATCTCGCAGCCCTAGAGACAACCGTCGCAGACTCTGGCGTTTTAATATCTAATATGCCAGGACACCCTGAGTATGACAAAATGTTTATCGCCTCGGTTGTTGAGTTGCTTACAGATAAGCAAAAAGCAAGCAAGCTCCGTGAGAAAGGAAGAAAGCGCGCTTTAAAAAACTACAGCTTCGAGGCTGTTATTGATAATTGGATTTCTTTATTTAATCAGTTAGAAGAAAAATCAAAAGGAGGTGAAACGATTATGAAATGTGAATTTTGTGAAAAGAACTTTAAAAACAGCTACTTGCTTGGAAAACATCAAGCGGCAAAGCATAAGGATAATGTAGTGCTTGATGAGAAGGTTGAAAAAAACCTCCCAGACGTTGCGCAACCAGCAGAGTACTCTCAGGTTTTAAGATTCAAAAAGGATATTGAAATTCAGATTAACGGCCATAAATTTGCGGGTCGTGAAATTGAGGTCCCATCAGAATATGTACCTGGAGTTATTGAAATCGCGCAAGGAGCGTATGGTGTGGACATCTTAGACCTTTGAGGGTTATCTAATATAGATTGGCCAATCCCTATTATTAAATGGGTCTATGAAAGCAAAAGTAGGACTCGGACTAAATGTCACCTACGAACTTCGAGATAAGTTCGGAGACATTAAACCATTATTTCAGGAAAACAGACTTTTTAGATTTCTTCTTAACAAAGGGATTCTTTCCCCCAAGTCATTCAGGATTCCATATCTTTTTGGTGCTTGGTCTAATCAGAAGGTTGTTGCCAATTTGGTAACAAACGCTGGTAAGGCTGCTTGCGCAGGACTCTTAACAGGAGATGTTGTCAACTTCTTTGACTATATCGCTGTTGGTACAGGAACAACCGCAGCAGCGCTAACCGACACAACTCTTGAAACGGAGACCGCAACCTCCGGACTTACAAGAGCGGCTTCAACAAATTCGCGAGTAACAACAGATGTCACTAATGACACCGCGCAATTTACTAAAACCTTCTCTGTATCAGGAACAGTAGCGGTTACCGAATCAGGAGTTTTTGACGCATCCTCAACTGGAACGCTACTTGCTCGTCAAACTTTCTCAGCAATCAACGTCGTATCCGGTGACTCCTTAACGATAACCTGGAAGATTGATGTTGACTAACTAATATGTCAAGACAATTCTGGGGAGAAACAGTTTCGTGGGCTACCACATCAGGAACAGCGGTTGCAAACACTACTACTGAGACTATCCTTTTCCCAAATATAACAATTCCCGCAAACTATATGCAGGATGGTAGGTGCGTTAGACTTCGTGGATTCTTTGCGTATGGTACAACTGCAACGCCAACTCTTACCTTTGCCGTACGGTGGGGAGGAGTAGCAGGGACAGTTATTGCAAAATCAGCTGCCCTTACCACGACATCAGGTGTAGGAGGCGGAGCTTCAATGACTGCATTAGGTTCATTTGAAATCATAATTCAGACTCGTTCAAATGGTTCATCAGGAACCCTTATGACAAACGGAGAAGTTATAACATATACCTCAACCGCTCCAACAGCAGGAACGGTAACCAATTACGGCTTACCACAGGTACTTGCATCAGGTTCAACAGGAGGTACAACTCCTGTAGCAGTCACAGCAGACTTGACGGCAGATACAGCCCTCTCATTAACCGTTACATGGGGTACAGCAAACGCAGCAAATTCGATTCAAGGATTGAACTATACAATCGAATCAATGAACTAACTCTATGATATGGCATCAAGTCTTATTTCAAGAATCAGCTCCGCATCAGCAGAAGCAGCTTCAGTAACGCTAGGAACCCACGCTAAAGGCGATATTCTTCTTATCTGTGCGGTACGAGACGGTTCAACAACAAATCCAACGATTCCTTCTGGTTGGACAAATATAACAAACACCTCGGATGGAACTCTTATGTCTATCTCTGTGGGATGGAAAAGGGCGGCATCAGGAGCAGAAACATCGGGAACGTGGACAAATGCTACTGGGATTATGTGCCATGTATATCGTGGACCAGACCCCATAACTCCATTTGGCTCCATCACCTTCAGCGCATCATCCGCCACAACAGTAACATACGGAGCAACAACGGGCGTTACGAAGGTGAGAATGGATAATCAATGGATGGTTGCATTTGCTATCTGTACAGGCGTTGATACAACTACTCTAAATACTGCCCCATCAGGAGGTTACACCAACGTAATAAATGCTTTAGGAGCAACTCAGGATATGGTGTCATTTGACACTAATGGCCCCGTGCAAACAGGAGTAGCATCAAACACCGTCTCACATGGTGGTGCGTCTCAGAATAATGTAAGTATCCAGATTCCAATTTACCCTCCGAGAATGACTCTCAATAATTATCAAGCTCCAAGATGTATTAGCGCAGGAGTGATATCAGTTGGCGAAAAGATACGATAAATATGGCACGAGATTTTAATGGAGCAAGCCATACATTGACTTATAGTTCCCTACATTCAACTCAATACCCAGCATCGATAGAATCGTATGCTTTTTGGATATATCCTGACAGTGTGGCGCAATGGAAAAGAGTTCATCATTTTGGGACATCAGGAGACAGGTATAGAACTGCAGAAATGGATGATGGTATTAATGGATTCGTATTCAACTTTGACTTCACAAGTGGTGGTGCGTTCTACGTTGCAAAGCCTTCTACGGGGTCGTGGCAACACTATACAGTTACCTTTGACGGCACTTCCACCTCAAATGTACCTGTTATTTATAAAAACGGAGTATCTCAGTCTGTTACCGTATGGAGCGCTCCGTCAGGAACTATAAAAACTGGCTCTACGACCCTAAATATAGGGTCAGACCAAGGGTCTAGTCAATGGTGGGATGGAAGGATTGCAGAGTATGGACGATGGAACAGGATATTAACACAGGCAGAGGCTACGTCTTTAGCTGCTGGATATGCTCCTTCATTTTTTCCACAAGATTTAGTTTTTTATCTTCCACTAATAGGTCAAAATACACCAGACATAGATTTGATTAGGGGAACGACACCTTCAACAACTGGACCAGCAAAAATAGCTCATCCCGATAACATAAGATATCCTCTTGGTTTTGGCAATAATAAAAGAAGTGTTGCAGGTGGGAATGGTATGAGTTTCTCAGGGGAGGCTTTATAATTATGGCAGTATTTCCAAGAACCGCAATTTTAGATACTTTTGACAGAGCCGACGAGAACCCTATTGCTGGTAACTGGACAAATAACGCGCTTGCAGAGGCGGCGGATAATCAATTGAAAATTGTTTCTAATACTCTGATGGCAGCTACGGCTCTTACCTCATGCGAGGCTTATTGGAACGCTTCGACCTATAAAGGATATATTGAGGCATATTTTACAGTTGTTACTAAGCCCGGAAACACACAAAGAATAGAGCTTGGATTTCTTCAAAATGTAGGGCTAACAAGCTATCAGGGATATCAATGTTTGTTTGTAGATAACGCAGGAACAGATACTTTTACTATCAAACGCGTAGACCAAACTGCAACTGCTACGGTTTTATCAAGCATAAATCTCGAATACAATGTTGGCGATATACTGGGAATTTCCCTCACGCCAGCAGGGAAAATTACTATGTGGCGAAATGATACGCCGGTAGCAACTGCGGTTGACGCACGTTATTCAGGAGATTTTTATTTATATGTAGGTATTAGTGATACGGTTGGAGCCGTAGATAATTTTGGCGGTGGAACAATATCGAAAAGTTTTCTCGTAAACAATCTACGTCCTAAAATTTTTACGCCTGGCAGGGCTAGATAAGTATGTCATTCCAACCACTACGCTCTAAAAGATTCAATAATGTCCTTGCCAATCCCCCTGTAGTTGGAACACCATATAGTCAGGAGCTACTAGAGACTCTGATTCTGGTTGACTCTATCCCACGAACTGTATCTCGCACTCTGACCGATGTCCTAATTCTCGTAGACACTATAGTAAAAACCACATCACGAACCCTGACAGACACAGCAGTCCTTGTTGACACTCTCATAAAAGGAACCACGCGGACTCTTACAGACGTGGCGACTCTCGTAGACACCTTATTAAAAACACCCACGAAAGTATTGATAGATACCGCAACTCTAGTTGATACCGTCATCAAAGCTCCTTCACGAATTTTAAATGAAACGGCTACGCTCGTTGACACTCTGCTTAAATCAACTGAGAGAACTTTGTCAGATTCCGTAATTCTCGTTGATGTCTTGGAGGCTTACAAGGCCATAATTACAACTCTTACTGAGACTCTTACTCTTGTTGATGCAAACATAAAGTCGCTTTCAAGAACGCTAACCGACCAACTCCCCCTTGCGGATATAATTGAAAAGATTACGTCAAAAACATTAACAGACACGGTAACATTGGTAGACACAATCATTAAGGCCCCATCAAAACTTCTATCCGAGGCCATAACACTTGTTGATACTCTCATTAAAAATCCAGAGAAAGTTTTGTCTGAATCTGTCACTCTTGCCGATTCTATTATTCGGGAAATAGTAAGGACAATAACCGAAACAGTTAGTCTTGTAGACACCATCATTACGAACGTTGTGACAGGGGGAATAGCATATCTTCAAACTTTGACAGAAAGCCTTGTACTCACCGACACGATAGTCAAGGCAACTGAGAAGCTGCTTACAGACACTCTAACGCTTAAAGATTGGGTATGGAATTTGTTTAGAAGAGTAGCAGCGTCATTTACAAAAAACACGCCAAATAGTTCAACGTGGCATAGGGAGACCTAATATCTAATATAGATTAAGCGTAAATTAGATTATTAAATATACATGGCATCTTATCCAAATTCTCTCCCCACACTCACAAATCCAAGTCCCTCTAATCAGATGGATGATACAGGAGTGGAGCTGGACGTTGTTATTGGCGCGGTAAATGATGAAGTTGAGGCTATTGGAACAGAACTTGGGACAAACCCAAAGACCATAACCGATGCAACCGCCGCCTCTGCTTCACCTACCTCTGTCGCCCAATATCTTGATATGGTAGCGACTCAGATTAAAGCAATCATAGGCGGGGCAAACTGGTACGCCACCGTCGCAACCTCACTTGCATCCATAGTCTCAACCGTAACCTCGTTGTCATCAACGGTAACAACTCATACCACAGACACCGCCAATCCCCATTCGACATCTGACGCAAATCTTGTAACAACGGATGTGACCACTAATAACTCATCGACCTCAAAACACGGCTTTTTGAAAAAACTCGACAACGACACAACTCACTTTATGAGAGGAGATGGTTCGTGGGCCGCTCCAGCGGCTGCCAGTAATGATGGGTGGATTTCAGACTCAAATACATGGACATACTCCTCAGCAGATGGAGCAACTGGCGTGTTTACTGTAAATGCAGATGTTACAGCAAACATTCAGATAGGAGACAGAATCAAACTTACTCAGACAACCGCAAAGTACTTTATTGTTACAAAGGCTCCATCCTACTCCGCTCCAAATACGACGATTACCGTATGGGGTGGAACAGACTACACTCTTGCAAACGCTGCTATCTCCTCTCCGTATTATTCGCATATTAAAAATCCGTTTGGATTTAGCACTGACCCTTCAAAATGGACGATAGAAACAAAAGATACATCAGACAGAACTCAAGGCTCTCCAGCGGGTACAACATGGTACAACATGGGGTCTCTTTCTGCGGACATCCATATTGGTCTTTGGTGGGTTGAATACTATGTAAACACAAAAGCAACGGGAGGCACGAGTAACGGTCTTTATGTCACCCTATCAACTGCGAATAACTCAAACTCCGACGCTGATTTTGAGACGCTTGTGGCTTCATCTGGCGATATGTATGGTGTTGCTACGAAGCGTAAACACCTCACTCTCACCTCAAAAACCTCATACTATTTAAACGGCCAGATTGCCTATGGGTCAGAGACCACAATCGGATTTATGGGTTCTTCTAATGGCTCAACATACATTCGCGCGGTATGCGCGTTATTATAATTATGGCACTAAGATACAGAACAAACAAAACTTACCGAAACTCATACACATATCGTGGTTTCAATGTAGCGTGGAGTCAGTCTACCCCAGCTTCTCCTACATATACAAAAGAAAGCCCATCCTCTGCAACTTGGACAAAGGAGAATAAGCCAGGAGGAGCTTAATATGTCGTTAGTATCTAATATGTTTTTAACTATCTAAGAGGTACAAAGGAATATGTCTTACGACCGTGACGCAATCTTGGCAGAAGTGAGGGACAACCTCTACGAAACAACAGCTAACCTCTGGACAGACGCTCAACTGGTGAAACACATGAGAGCAGAAATCCGAAGCCTTCCTCGCAAGAATATCTACCTAGAAGAAATACACACAACAGATACCGTCTCCGACCAATTAGACTACATTCTCCCAACGGGGACTCTTGATGTAGAGAAAGTTGAACGCAACTGGGGAACTGACACGAGACCAGACTGGCAAGAAATCAAAGGATGGGATGAGTATGGTGGGGCGCTTTACCTTGCAGAACGCCCATCTACGGTCTGGACCATGAGAGTACATATCAAAAAATCGTTTGCAGACCTTACCGCAGGGGCAACCGTGAGCGATGTTCCAGATGACAAAATTGAGGTGGTTGTATGGGGAACATGTTTAAGAGCGTACAGACAGCTTATGGGATATTTTTCAGACGCTGCAAACTGGGATTCAATTTCAAAACCAGATGGGCTTTCAATGAGTCAGATTCAAGGATGGTATAGAGATGCAAGACAGGAGTATAAAGAATTGGTCCAAACCTACAGGACAACACCTCGCCCAAGGGATATTGATTTAGTAGGATAACATTTATCTAATTTAATTTCAGAATAAGAAGTATATAAATAAAATATGCCAGTATATCAACAGTCAGGCTCAACTATCGGAAATCTACTTCGTGCAATCCAGGAGGATAAATCAGTAAGTCCACTAGGAGCGCCTCCTCAATCAGACACAGCCTCCCCTATTCGAGGACTTGTTCAGCAACCACTACTTCAATCTGAGGCTCCAGACTCCGCAAGAGCAGCCGTTATCCGCCCAGAACTATCACTTGGACAGGAAACAGCAGGTGTTGTTCCTCCTCAAGGACCCGTCGCTCCAACAGCAGCGGGTGCAGTTGTAGCTCCCGTTGCCCCTCCAGTAAGAGATGTTTCTCCCTCAAGTGGGCTTCCAGTTGCTGAGTTTAATGCAGGACACCCAGCCCCAGCAGGTAAACCTGGAAATTCAAGCTCTCCAATGCCAGTCTCTTCCCCTACCCCTGCTAAGGTTTCGTTCCCCACACTAGCCACAAAGATTACAAGCGCACCAAAAGCTCAGGTTCTTGGAGCGTCAACAAAAGCGTCTGTTCCGGTTCCAAAACCAACGCCCGCTCCTTCTCAACCAAAGCCATCCAATAACGCTCCTAAACCATCGAGCGTGGGTCAGTTTATCGTAGATATCTTTAAGGGGATAGGAACGAAGTTGAATCCGTTTAAGGCAAGTAAAACCTACGCTTAAAATCGTTTCTGGATAAACCAGTAAACAAAACTTCCATCAAAACACAA